GGCATGTGATCGCTCAGCCAGAGCGCACCGGCCGTCGAGATCACGATGTCGTCGTGCATTCCCTCCGGAGCGGACATGCCGCCGTCGTCTGTGTATTCGTACACCAGCATTTCATCGATGGCCCGCTGATCGCGTTCGGTGTAGGCCTGCTCCTCGATGTAGCGCATCAGCGTTTTGACAATCATGGCCTTGCTCTTGGCCGTTGTGACGAAGCCGATGCGCTCGACGACCGACTTGCCGCTTTTTTCCGGCTCCTCTCTGATGAACAGGTTGGCGTAGTGCTGGCGCAGTTCTTCGATCACGGCAAGACTCCAGTCCGGCTCCCAGTCCGGCTGGCGCCGGTAGCGGTTGATCTCGATGGCAAGTAGTGCATTATCGTACCAGGCCGCAAGCTGAGCGGCCAGCCAGGCGCCCAGGTCTGGCCTGGTATGCGCACGCCAGCGCGCCACCACTTCCGGCCCCAGGCCGAACAGCAGCCAGGCACGATCGATCACCGTAGCAACCCACCAGTCCGCGCGATCCGTACGCCCGCCTGGGTCCAGGAAAACGGCGTAGCGGTGCACCACCCGTTTATCGGCCGGGATCAGGCCGCCCAGGCGATCGCCGGGCCGCCGCCACACCCAGACGTCCCCTTCGGGCTGCTCTACGAAGCGAACGTTTTTGAGTGCGCCCCTCCCCGTGCGTTCATCAGCTTCCATGGTGCCGCGCCAGGCCGGCGGCCGAACGCCCTTTGTCAGGGCGCGCACGGCAACAGGCGCAAAGACCGGCCGGCCGCTGGTGAAGAACGCTTCTTCAGGGAAAGACGGGTATTCGGTGCGGAAACGGACTTCGTCGCTATATTCGCCGCGCTTGTCACGGTACCAGGCGATCTGCTCGAGGGTGGCTCCGGCCTCGAGCAGCCGCCATTCGTATTCAGTAAGCGATTGCGCGAATCGCTTCATTTCGTCAAGATCATCAAGCGGAATGGCGTAGGATTCGTGTTCGAACCAGGGCACGAACATTGGCTCATATACGGCCTCTCCGCTGGTGGCCGCTTCCCAGGTCTCATGGAAGTACGTGCCCCGCCCTTTCCCCGTGCTTTCGAGCACGATCAGCGTATCCGGCTTGCGGTCCACCGTACCGATCAAAGCCTGCGCCAGGTTGCGCCCGCTGATCACGTAGCGCTCCGGCCAGAGGCCTACTTCCGAAAGGTGAAGCAGGTGATAGGTGAACGAGCGAACGGCGTCCGGATTCTGCACGCTTCCGACGCCGATTATGGCGTCGCGCTCCGGCACGTAGTGCAGGTTGGGGTCTTTTTCGTACTGGCGGATGGATAGCTCTTTGATCTCCGGGGGGAAGGATTGCACAATCAGCGTGTGCATTCCGCGAAGCCAGCGGGCCTGGGTCCCCGTGTAGGCCACAACGGCCAGGTGGTGGCCGACGTAGCGCATGAGTTGCAGCCACGAAGCGTAGATCTGCGTTGCCGTACTCCCGCCCCATTGGCGCGCCTTCAGAATGATTACGCGCTGGGGACGGCCGGCCAGACGCTGGCGTTCGAGTAGAGCACACAATCGCACCTGGGCCAGCGTCAGTTGCGGACGGATGCGCTGGCCGGTCTTGGCACGGATGGTGACGCACCGCCTGGCGTAGTACTCTACGTCGAAGTGGCACAACAGCTTGTCCAGATCGGCCCGCGCCGCAGGGTCTCGCCGATCCAGCGCCGCTTCCAGCAGGTCCCCGAAGTTCGGGTGATCGGCAAGGTTACTTGGCACCCTCAGTACGTGCCCGGCGGGCGTTTGCACCTGCTTTCGCAGATCGCCCCAGGCCGTCGCTTTCGATCTTTTCCGCTGGTTCTGGTAGTGCAGATGCAGCGCCCGGTCTATCTGCGTCTTTGACATGTTGCAACTCCAGGGCCTCCAGTTCGACAATCAGCGTATCCACGGCGCGCTTTGTGGTTTCGGATTCGGCGCGCTGTTCGATCTGCAGCCGCAGCGCCTTTGCCGCCGTAAGCGCCTTTGCCGTTTCGGCCAGATCGCGCATGGCCTTTGCCAGCTTGGCAACGTCGGTTTCGTTTTCGGCGGCCAGGGCGGCCTGCTTCTGCAGCTTACCGATCAGCGTAAGCAGGTTGCGCTCTACGTCCCAGGCCTCCACGAGCCTGGCCGGCCGCCCCTCGGATTTGGAAGGCTTCACGGTATCCGCTTCAGGTTATTTTTTCTCATGTGCGCATGACTTGCGCAATATACGAAAAGCATGTATATTTTGCACAAACAACACGTGCCGGCACAAATGGCGGAATTCGAGAAGCAGAAGGAATATCAGGAATTGCTCCAGCAGGCCGCCGGCTGGTGGGACTCTACGTCCGGCTACAGGCGGCGTGTGATAGACAACTACGCCTTTTTGCGCGGGGACCAATGGGGCGAGGTGTACGACCCCGACAAAAAAGCGTGGGTGTCGGAGGAGCAGTACCTGAAAGAGCGCGGCATTGCCGGCTACGTGTTCAACCTGTTTTCTTCCATTGTCCGCAATCTTGTAGGCCAGTGGCGCCAGAACAGGTCTGACCGGCACGCCTTTGCGGTCAACGCACAAGATGATGAAGCCGTCGAAGCCCTGAACGTGCTCTGGCGCTATGTGCGCCGGCGCAACATGAGCCACGCGCTCGAGGCCGACGGCTTCCTGCAACATATTATGGCCGGGATGTGCGTCTGGAAGATTACGAAGGAATGGGACCCGCTCACGGACCGCGAGGAAGTCGCCGAATACCTGATCCCGGCCACGCGCATTGTGATGAACATGGACGTGCAGGACCGGCGCCTTACCGGCCTGCGGTTTATTGCCGAACTGCACGACATTACGGTTGACGAACTGATCAGTCGGTTTGCCGAGGATCCGCGCCAGGAGGCCGAGCTGCGCCAGCGCGTCGGCGAGTTGCCGCGTGCGCTTGACCGGACCTGGGGCGCTACGCTTGAGGCCAGCCGAGACTTTTTCGCGCCGGACCGGGTGGGTATGGTCCGGGTGATCGAGTACTGGCAACCGGAGTGGCGCTGGAAGTATTACGCCTTCGATCCCGTAACCGGGGTTCGGGGTGAGATCAAGGACCGGGAGGCATTCGAGGAAGAACAGCGCGCCCGCCAGGAAGCCGGAATCCCGCTCATGGAAGAACTGGACCCGGCTTACGAACCGGTCTGGAAGGTGCGCTTCTTCCTTCCGGACGGGTACCTGCTGACCGAAGTGGAAGAACCCTTCGAGCACGGCCGGCACCCGTACGCCATTTCCATCGCCGGCCTTGTCGGCGGTGATATAATGCTTCCGCTGGAAGATGTGCGCGATCCGCAGCGCTGGCTGAACCGCCAGCTTGCCATGATCGACTACTTCCTGCGGAGCAGCGCAAAGGGCGCCCTGGCCGTGGACGCCGAAACAATGGAGCAGTCAGGGTTGACCCTCGAGGAAGTGCAGTCCTGGTACACTTCCACCGATGGCGTGCTGGCCTTCCGCGTGAACTGGCGTGACGGCCGCACGCTGCACAACATTCTGCATTCGATTACCAGCACGCAACTGCCGGCCGGCTACCTGGAGATGATGCCGGTGCTGATCCAGTTTATCGAGCGAATCAGCGGTATCTCTGAGGCTACGCGCGGCATTACGCCGAAGTCCGGCACGCCGGCCAGTCTGTACCAGCAGCAGGTGCTGCAAAGCACGCTGAACGTAACGGACATCCTGGAAACGTACCTGGAGGGGCTGGAGATGAAAGACCGGCTGACGCTCCAGCTAATCAAGGAGGTGTACCAGGATCCGATGCGCATACGCCGCGAGGACACCGGCGAGATCGTGGAATACGATCCGCAGCGCATTCGCAACCTGGTACTGGACGTGTCGATTGGTTCGGTGGCCGAAACGGTCACAACGCGCGTGCTCTGGGATCGTATCGCCATCGAGCTTATGCAGGCCGGCCTGCTCCCTCTGGAGGTTTACCTGCAGATTTCCAGCTTCCCGATGGCGCGCCGCCTGCTGTCGTTGCTGCGCGAGTGGCAACAGCGACAGGCCCAGCCGGTGGCCGGGTCCGGCGGCGAGGGCAACGTAGCCCAGGCAATGGAACGAATCCTAACAATCAATCCGAACGGCAATGGAACCTAAACAGCCCGCTGTAGACAGCCAGAGTACGGCGGAAATGCTGGGGGCTGGCGAAAGCCCTCTGGCCGAATTCTGGCGCAATGAAGGAGGGGAAGAGGATGTGGCTGCTGGGGTGCAGGAAGGCCAGCAGGAAGGGCCGCAGGAAGTCCCTCCGGAAACGCCTTCGGCCGGAGCCGAAGATCAGGGCGCGGCCAAAGTGGAGCAGGGCGAAAGCGAAGGCGAAGGCGAAGGCCCCGCGCCTGAAGCGCCTGCTCCTGAAAGCAATCCGCTGGTGGAAGTGCTGGCCCGGCGCTTCCCGAACCGCGTAATCGAGACGCCGGAAGATGCTGAGGCCGTACTGAATGAAATCGTAGAAACGTACGAAGGCTTTCAGGCGCTTAGCGAATCGCTGCCCGAAGAAGTGTTCGACTTTCTGGAGGCGGTAGCCGAAGGAAAGGATATACGGGAAGCCTTCAACGTGCTTAAGCCCCTGCTGGAACAGCCCGATCCTCAGGAAGACCCTGAGGGATACGCCCGGTGGCTCCTGGAGCAGGAGCGCCGCAAAGAGGAACTGAAGCGCCAGCAGGAAGAACGCGAGCGTGAAGTAGCTCTGCTGCGCGCTCGCGAGGAGTACCTTACGCAACTGAAGGACCGGTTCGTGCAGGAGACCGGCCTTGACGAAGAAACCCTCGAGGCGTTCGGTAACCGCCTGGTTGCCCTGCTCCAGGGCGATCCGGAGACCGGGCGTATTCCGGGCTACTTCTATCATGCGCTATACACCGGCCTTGAGATCGGCCCGCTGTTTCGCCAGGCGGTGCAGGCCGGCGTTTCGGCCTCAGAGTTGCTCCAGGCCATGAAATCGGCCGTAGCGCAAGCTATGGCTCAGGCGCGCGGCCAAAAACAGCCTCAGACTTCCAGGGAAGGCAAGCGGCTTCCCAACCTGAACCAGGCCGGCCGGAGCACGACGCCACAGCGTCGCGGGCCGGTTTCCGATGTGGACGCGCTCGACTGGTGGGTTGAGCGCAATCGCGAAAACAACATCCTTGACCTGCTATAGGCCATTATGGCACACTCTAAATAAATGCACAAGCGCAAGCGGCTGTGGGCCGCGCTCACTGGCGCGGTCGTGCTGTGCGTGGCAGCCTTTATCCACGCAAGCGGAGTGGACCTGCACACGATCGGTCTGCTCCTGACGCCGCTTCTGGCCGTGGGCGTGGCCGTGGTCGATCGCGTCACGGAGCGCACCACGCCGGAAGAACACAAAGTCCGGGACGTGTCTTCGGTTCTGACGAAGATTCGTCCCACCCTGGCGCCGGTTGACACGATCCTGCGCGCGATCGGTACCCAGCCTGCCTCCGCCGTCAAGGTGGAATGGGAGGAAGACGAACTGATCCCGCGCGAGGATACGGTTGCCAGCGCCACCACGGCCGGTGCCGCCGGTGATCCGGTCACGGTTCAGGTCAACATGCCCGCTATCTGGCGGCCGCATGATGTAATCTTGACCTACGATAGCGGCAACCCCGTGCTGCTGCTGGTCACGGCGGTTTCCGGCAACTCGATCACGGTGTACCGCCTGATCAACGGGTCCGATCTGACGGCCTTCGGTGCGGTCCCCGATCTGGCGGCAAACCAGAAGCTGTACCGGCTTGCCACCGCTAAGCCGGAGTTTGGCACGGCCGGGTCTGGACGGGCCACAATGCCCGTCCAGAAGTTCAACTGGACGCAGATCTACGAGGCCGTGATCGAGTTCTCGAACACCCGTGCCCGCACGCGGAACTACACCCAGGATGACCGGGCGCGCGCCGAAGAGCAGGCGCTGTACGACTACCGCACGTCGATTGAGCAGTCCACGATCTTCGGCCAGCCGTCGAATATCCTGGATCCGACTACGGGCGAGTTCCGCCGCACCGCCGCGGGCATCCTGTGGTATCTCCAGACCAACTTTGTCACGTACAACAACAGCTCCGATCCGCTGACCGAAGCGAAGCTGATGGACCTGGTGGAAGCCGCTTTCAGCGGCGTGACCGGTTCGCAGCAGAAATTCCTGGTGGCTTCGCCCGGCCTGATTACCAAGATCGACAAGATTCTGCTGACGGCCGGATCGCCTAACTACCTGATGGCGGATCGTGAAAAGACCAAGCGCCTTGGTCTGGAGATCACCACGGTTCGGACGGGACACGGCGTGCTGAACATCGTGAAGCACGAAGGCTTGCGCTTCATGGGCAAGCAGGAATGGGGCCTGGTGTTCGATCCGGCCTACATCCGCCGCCGTGTGCTCCGGCCCATGACCCGCAAGGATGTGACACCGCCTGATCTGGACGGTGTGCGCATTCAATGGCTGGAGGAAAGCACGGTGGAAGTGCGCTATGAGAAGGCGCACGCCGTGATATACAACGTCGACACCGACACCGCCAAGTAAACAGCAAAACTAAACTGACGGAGGCGCTATGGCTCGCTACCGGTTTTCGTCGCGTCTGCGCGGCCTTATTTTCAACACGCCGCCGCGTCTGATCGACGCCACCGATGGCGCAACGGGCAAACCGATCAAGGTTTACATACCGCCCGTGCGCGTGCAGTTTGTGGAAGGCTACTACGAGACAGATGACGAATACGTAGCCAAGGCCATTCGGGAGCACAAACTGTTCGGCGTCGAGATCTTCGCGCTGGAAGACATCATGCAGAGCATTCCGGAGGAAGTGCGGAAGGAAATGGAAGCGGAAGCCGGTGGCGGCCATAGCGCCGCCGTCGAACCTGAGCCTGAGCCTGAATCCGAACCCGAACCGCCGCTGGAAGGCGCTTCTACGGCGGACCTGGTGGAAGCCTTGCTGGCCCGCGGTGTGAAGGCCGAGGAGCTTATGGACAAGCGCGGGCGCATTTCGCCGGCGAAGGTTCGAAGCTATGCCGCCAAATACAACCTAATCTAAGCCGCCAACAATGACTCGCGACGAACTGATCGAATTCGCGCAGGCTCGCCTTGACGAGCTTGTGCCGGCCGGTCAAACGCCTGTTGCAAGCGATATGCTGATCGGCCGTGAACTGGATCAGGCCTACATCTGGCTGGCGACGCACCTTCCCGTGCCCGTCGTCTATCTTCTCTCGAAAGACGATCCCGAGGTACCCGTGACAGCCACGAGGGATGTTATGGGTAACGTGCATTACGGGATTATTGATGTGCCTACAGACTACCTTCGCTTTCTGATGGTGAAGGTGGACAACTGGGCGCGGCCGGTTGCGTCGCTGGTCACACCGGACAGCAACGTGTACCGGCTGTTGTGGAATCAATACCACACAGCCACCTAT